ACGTAGAACCAAGCTATTACTCAGGTAAAAAATATGGTTATTCAGCACGTAGAGTAGTAGAAGATTTTGACTTAACATACAACACAGGTACAGCAGTCAGTTATTTACTAAGAGCAGGAAAAAAAGAAGGCAATCCTGCACAACAAGACATACAAAAAGCAATAAATCATTTAGAATTTGAATTAGACAGATTACAATGACAATATATAAATGTGAATGCGGTGAAGAACAAAAAGATATTCTTAAAGCTACAATAGTATTAAGAGAAGGTAAATGGGTAGCTAAAGAAGCTTTATGCAGTTGTAATAAATATATGAATAGCGAACCTGTTGAAGGTATGCCAAACCTTAGAAGAACTGAAGCGTCATTAAGTAAGAACCGTGATAAGTTATGGGAAGGAGCAAAAGAAAAACTAACGGGTGAAAGAGGAGTAAATGAACCTTTTAAATAAATGATAGAAGGAGTTGTAATAAATATTAAATAATAATTCAGCAGTTATACTTTGTATTGATTACGTCCTTCTTCTATCTAAAATAACTATGAGAAGAAAAAACAGAACAAAAGAAGAATTTGAAATATTAGGCAAAGAACTAATAGATTACTATTTCAATAACCCACACGCTAACAGTTCAAAGTATATGTCAGAAAAATTTGATGTAGATGAAGTAAGCATAAGAACAATACTAAGTAAAGAATTCAAAAGAAGATACGACAACAGTTTAAGTAGAAAGTTTATGAATCTATAACTTATAAATAAATAACAATAAATTCTATTATATACTATGAAACAACAAGTTAAGATCAGTCAAGTAAAAGCTAACCCTGATAATCCTAGAATTATTAAGAATGATAAGTTTAAAAAATTAGTAAAGTCAATACAGGAATTTCCAGAAATGTTAGCACTGAGACCCATTGTAGTTGATGAAAATATGATCGTGCTTGGTGGCAATATGCGGTTAAAGGCAAGTAAAGAAGCAGGATTAAAAGAAGTATGGATCGAAGTAGCAGAAGGACTTACTGAAGAGCAAAAAAAAGAATTTATAGTTAAAGACAATGTAGGATTTGGAGAATGGGAATGGGATATGTTAGCTAATGAATGGGATAGCGTACAACTTGCTGAATGGGGTTTAGATGTTTGGCAAAATGAAGATGACATTGAAGATATTGAAGAAATAACTGATTTTAATGAAGAAGTAAATTTTATAATTAAATGTGAAAATACTATACAATTAAAACAGCTACAAGATAAATTAAAGATCACAAGCACAAAAACAAGTTATAATAAATTTATAGAATCTTTAAAAAAATGAAAATAGCTATATTTGGTAATGAAAGAAGATTAAAAAAGCAATACTTCAATAAAAGAATAGACGCTTATTTCAGAAATACTTTAATTATTGCAAACTATTTAGACGCTACTTTTTTATATAATGAAAGGCAATACAACAAACATTTAGAAACAAAATTTGATGCTATATTAATATTCTATTCAAATTATTATTCACCTGTTAAACAAATGAAACAGATAGCTGATAATAATGATCAAGCTACTTTTTTTTGGATATTAAATGAATATAGTATATCAGCTAATTATACTTTTTTAAATGACAAAAAAGTTATATACATTAGGAATTGGGAAGAAGAAGGGCAAACTATGTTAAACTTAAATTTATTATTTGCAAAACCTGCTAATGAATATGAAGTACAAAAAAAATATGACTGTATTTATTATGGAACTTACAGACCTGACAGAGCAGAATACTATAAAAAGTATTTGAAAGAAGATTTGTATTTAAGCACTACAAGCAAAAACTTTAAAAAATATAGAGACATTGGCTGTACTTCAAAATTAATAAAGAAATTATCTTGGGAAGAAAAAAAAGAAACTTTAAATCTTTTTAAATATCAATTATACATAGAAGATAAACATACACATAAAGTATTTAATAATTTAGCTAATAGATATTATGAAGCAGGATTTTGTAATAACGTAATTTTTTTTGATGAAAATTGTAGAAATACAATACAAAAATCATACTTAAATAACTTTACAGATAAATCTTGTAAGCTATCAGTAGAAAATTATATAGTTAAAGATTATAAAGATTTACAAAATAAAATAAAAGAATGTAATAAAAATTTTGAAAAGCATTTAGCAAGACAAAAAAGTTGGCGAACAAATGAAAGTATAGCTAGAAAATTAATGCTTGAAGAATTAAAAACTATAATACATAATGGAACAAAATAGAACAAAGATTAACAAAGAAAGATTATTAAAAGCTTTAGAGTCAAGTCTAGGAGTAATAACAACAGCACTGAAAGCAACAAACTTATCAAGAACTAACTTTTATAAGTGGCTCAAAGAAGATGAAGAATTTGCAGCGAAAGTAAAAGAAATAGAAAATATACAACAAGACTTTATAAAGTCTAAATATTATGAATGCGTAAAAGACAAAGTGCCTTCAGTTGTAATACACGCAGCAAAAACTAGATTAGGTTGGAATGAAACTAATAGAGTTGATATAACTTCTGGAGACAAAGCAATTAATATGCCAATAATAACATTTGTAGATTCTGAAACTGAATAAGAAATATAAACAATTATTTTCATCTGAAGCAAGATATTTCATAATAACAGGTGGTAGGGGATCAGGAAAGTCTTTTGCTGTTTCAGTATTTCTTACACTATTAACAATGTCTAAAAACATAAGGATATTGTTTACTAGATTTACAATGGTATCAGCTCATCTTTCTATTATTCCTGAATTTTTAGAAAAAATAACATTACTAGGATTTGATAATATATTTAGTGTAAACAAAGCAGAAGTAGTAAATACAAGTAATAACTCAGATATACTATTTAGAGGAATTAGAACATCAGCAGGAAATCAAACAGCAAGTCTTAAATCATTACAAGGTATTAGTTGTTGGGTATTAGATGAAGCTGAAGAGCTTATAGATGAAGATATATTTGACACTATAGATTTAAGTATTAGGGAAAAAAACGTACAAAATAGAATAATACTAATATTAAACCCTACAACTAAAGAACATTGGATTTATAAAAGGTTTTTTGAATCAAAAGGAGTTGAACAAGGTTTTAACGGTTTTAAAGACAATGTGTGTTATATACACACTACATACTTAGACAATATTAAAAACCTCTCAGAAAGCTTCTTAGAGCGTATAAACAGTATAAAGCATATTAACTTTAAAAAATACAAACATAAAATTTTAGGTGGTTGGTTAGACAAAGCAGAAGGAGTTGTGTTTGAAAATTGGAGTATAGGTGAATTTAATCCTGATAACTTACAAACGTCTTGCGGTATGGATTTTGGTTTTAGTATTGACCCTGATTCTTTAACAGAAGTTGCAATTGATAAAAAGAAACGTAAAATATACTTAAAAGAACATATATACCAAAACGGTTTAAAGTCAAACGAATTAGCAAAAATAATATTAGACAAAGTAGGTAATAAATTAATTATAGCTGATTCAGCAGAACCACGTTTGATAGCAGACTTGAAACATTTAGGAGTAAATATAAAACCTGTAAAAAAAGGAACAATAGAAAGTGGTATTACTCGTATGCAAGATTATCATTTAGTAATAACACCTGAAAGTACAAACATAGCTAAAGAACTTAATAATTATGTTTACGCTGACAAAGGTTCTAAGTTATACGTTGACGCATTCAATCATAGCATTGACGGAATACGTTATAATGTTATTTACCATTTAGATAACCCTAATGCAGGTCGGTATTTTGTGCATTAAAAAAAGGGCAGCAATTATGCTAACCCTCTCAAACTATAAAATGAAAACTCGGCAAATATAACATTTTAAACTAAAAAACAAATATTTCTATTATATAATATACTATGAAAGTAAAAGTAAAGAAAGGCAAGAAAACACAACAGTTTGAATTAATAAGTAAGTGGGAAGATGTAACGTTAGAAAATTGGTTAAAGCTTATTGATTTTAAAGAAGGTACTAAGACAGAAGAAGCAGAACAAACATTATTAGCACTGTCTAACATACCTAAGAAGTTAATTAAAGAAATGGCACTAAGTGATGTAGCTTTATTACTTAGTAAAATAGAAGATGTTAAAAATCAAGTTGAAGTAGATTTTAACAAGATAATTGAAATAGATGATGTGGAATATGGGTTTCATCCTGATTTGCAAGCTATAACTTTAGGTGAGTATGCAGATATAGAACACTTTATAAAATTAGGATTAGAAAAACATTTGGCAGAAATAACAGCAATATTGTTTAGACCTGTTATAGAAAAAACAGAAAAGGGAGTTTATACTATAGAAGCTTATGACGGGGATATAACAATACGAGCCGAACAAATGAAGAAAATGACAGCAGCACAAGTGCAATCGGCACTGGTTTTTTTTTGGAATTTAGGAAGGGCATTATGCGGGACTTTGGGATTATATTTGATAAAGATGCTGAAGGAAATGAGGATGCAATTGCAACAGAATCATTTGCAGAAAAGTGGGGTTGGTTTGGAGTAATGTATAGACTGTGTAATGCAGACATTAGTAAATTAGAACAGATAACAAAACTTAACTTATTAGATGCGTTTACTTGGTTAAGTTATGAAACAGATTTAAACACACAAAATAAAGTAAAACTGAATGGCAGTAAATAATAAAACATACAACAACGTAATTAATACATTAGCTCGTTTAGGTGAATATCACGAACAAATAGCAACAGTATCGGTTGGGGACATATACGACTTAGATTTAGAAAAAGAAACTAAATTTCCATTGATACATATAAACCCTACTTCAGTTGCTACAGGTGATAGTCAATTAGATTTAAGCTTTCAAATCTTTGTAATGGATATGGTAAGTGAAAAGTCAGATTGGCAAACTAAGCAACACGCTAACCTTACTAAACTTGTAGATAGAAAAAGTAATGAACAAGAAGTATTTAATCAGTGTTTGAATATTACAACTGACTTTATAGGAATGTTAAGGCACAGTTCAAGACAATCATTAGAAGGAGTTAACGACATTAACTTTCCGTTATACTTTGCAGAAGGTCAATTTACTATAGAACCATTTAGTGAAAGATTTGATAATCTTTGCTGTGGTTGGGTTTTTACAATAAC